TCCGACTGGAACCCTGCGGTTCTTTTCTATGACTTTACGACATATCCTCAGAGAATTTGTTTCCCTGTCGTACGACCTTGTGGTCAATGTGGGAGAGTACTTGGGTACTCTCGACTGGAAGTTTCCCTTCCACGGAGGTCCTCCGGAAACCAAAGGAATTTAAAGACAAGTTTGGCACTTGTACATGCCAGGATGGCGAGCACCACCATGGTGTTTTCGAACTAAACAAGTTCGTGATCGGGCCCCACCTACGGGACCCCATAAAGAACCCCCTTCAGGGGGTTAAGATCTGCTGGAATGCAGAATCCCTATGGGAGAGCAATCTCCCACGGTGTCTGACTAAGTCAGATAAAAGGCTCAAATTTGAGCAATTGGCAACCGTAAAGGATGCCCAGACGGTCCTTTTTAAAGGGACCTATTGGTATCGTAGGCTTTGTGCCCCCGATAATGGTAGTTCCGGTATTGGCCGGAACGGAATGGCAGTTTTGAGACTGCTTGCTGGCCTGCCAACGTACAGTGGCAAGGAGAGAGTTGACCAAGTGGTCAAGATGAAACTAAGCCAGAATGGCATTAGGAAATTGCGCAATTTGCTTGCGCTTGTGGACGGACTGCTCATGCAGTTCGTTATATGTTTTCCTCTGGACGAGGAAATCCAGTCATGGGAAACCATGGACAGAATATGCAACTGTTTAATCAGTTGCTCGCTTCCGGATTACTTCCGGGAGGACCCAGAGAGGGTCACAACCTTTGAAAAGGTTAAGAAGGTCCGTAAGGACATTAAAGAAGTTGGGTTTAACCCAACGGGGACCTTACAGTCCATAGAAGTTCCTCAGGAACTTTCTTTCTTTAAGAGGATCTTAAGATCCTCGGGTAGGAGGGACTCCCCCTTCCGTGGTCTCTTGACCACAACGCTCTCTCAAACAAGAGCCTCGGGTGTACCACCCTACACAGTGTTCCTCAAAACACTGCGAAAGATTCGAGAAGTGCTCGAATCCGATCCTGACCCCCAAATCTATGAGGGTTGTAAAACCTGGATTAAACCAGGCATTGAGGTCATCCATCAGGAGACCCTATTACGGCACTCTAGTGTCGTTGAGCGTGCGAAGTTCTTCACACGAATATCTTCTCAAGCGAAGATATCACTCTCCGATTCCGGGGAGTTTTTCACCAAGTCAGGTGAAGGTGGCAAGCTCGAAGCTGCACGAAAGGTTCTACACCAGAACGAGTCAATCCCTGAGATTGATTTAGATACCGGCCGTTTTACCGGTCGAGTCTTAGGACCTGATGCGAGTCAGGGTGAACGCCTATTTATGTGGGCGTGTAATAAGTTCCATGACAGGAACCTCTGCTACGAGCGGAATATAATGTCCGTCCGTATCCACCTAGTAGCTGAACTAGGAAAGTACCGTGGGATTACGGTATCTCACTTGGCACATGCGTGCCTATTACATGTGTTGTCACATGTGTTATTGGAATACATATCTGATATTCCATCTTCTGCGTCCGGTGTGGGCGCCGCTAATCACGCATGGAATTTCTTCAAGCGTATATCTCATAAGAACCCTTCTAGTTCCTTTGTCTTCTCGAAAACCGAGAACTTTGTGTTTTCCACTGACTGGGAAACGGCCACAGATTACTGTGACCATAAAGTGGCTGCCGCCATACTTAACAACTTGTGTTGTCAATTAGGTGTACCTCAATGGTACAGACAGACTTGTGTCTTCGCACTATGTGCGCCTCGGCAAATTGAATTTGTCGATGAGAATGAAAGAACTCTTGAGTCTTTCATATCAAAGAGGGGTATCCTGATGGGAGACCCTGTATCAAAGGCAGTATTACACTGCTATCACCTTATTACTAAGGTAACGGCCAAGCAAATGGCTCGGAAGTTCTCGGGGAACTCCTAAATGGCCCGTAGGGCCGCTTACTACATCAACAGTGCGTGCGCATTGTAAGAGGGTCATGTGACCAACCCAACGCCGAAAGGCACTAGCAGTAAGC